TGTGTCTACACATCGGAACGTGCAGCCAATCGCGCATACCGGGCATATCTTGCCATCGAAGGCGAAAGCGCAGAGGAACACGAGAGCAAGGCGGACAGCAGCAAGGTAAGTTTTGACTTTGACGACACCCTTGAATACCCATCGATGCAGCGCACGGCCCGCCGGCTGATATCCGAAGGGCTGACCGTCTATGTCATTACCCGTCGACAGGAGGAAGACAGCGCGGAGGTTTACGCCGTTACTGATGAACTCGGCATTCCCCGCCGTCGTGTCATCTTCACAAATGGCGCGATGAAATGGGAGACCGTACAGCGTCTCGACATCGGCAGGCACTACGACAACAATGAAGACGAAATTCGACTGATTCGAGAGAACACAGACGCCGACGCGGTACTTGTCGATGCTGAGGAGGAAGAAGACGAGGACGAGGAAGACATGGAGGACGAGCGCGAGGATATGAAGGCCCGTTTCATCATTAAGCAGGAATCATACACCGACTACCCCGAAGCGGCAACGAACAACGCACGCCGCGCATTGAAATGGAAGGAAGAGAATGGCAGCAGCTGCGGCACACCTGTTGGGTGGACACGCGCCCGGCAACTTGCTAACCGCGAACCGCTGACGCGTGACACCATCGCCCGGATGGCATCGTTCAAACGCCATCAGCAGAACAAAGATGTGCCGTATAGCGAAGGCTGCGGCGGCATCATGTGGGACGCATGGGGCGGGGATGCAGGTATTAACTGGGCTATCCGTAAATTGCAGGCGATTGACTCAAAAGATAACGAAAGAATGATTTACGCATACAAGAGATTGACCCACGACGTGAAGGACGTCGACAAAAAAGCCGGCATCGTTACCGGCTATTTCGCGGCCTTCGACATAAAGGACAGTGATGGTGACATCATCAGGCCGGGAGCCTTCAAAAAGTCGCTGAACGATTGGTTCCCGATTGGCCGTATCAAGCATCTGCTGAACCATGACCCGCGTCAACCCCTCGGCAAGTTGACCGAACTAAAGGAGGACGGATACGGCCTGTATTATGAATCGAAAATCGGCAGCCATAACCTTGGCCGCGACTTTATCAAGATGGTCGAATCCGATTTGGTAAAGGAACATTCCATCGGTTTCAACGTAAAGGGTCAAAAGAAAGGCAAGGAAGCAAATGAACTACTTGACGTAGTTTTGTACGAAGGCAGTAGCCTGACATCATGGGGTGCAAATCAATACACCCCGATGCTTGGCCTGAAGGGAATTACAATGGAATCGCGCATCGACAGGTTATACAAGCTTCAAAAGTTCGTCAAGAACAGTGACGCGACTGATGAAACCATTGACCTGCTGATGTTAGAGATAAAGCAACTGAACCAACTGATCGAAGATTTGAAAAGTGAGCAGGAGACCGCCGAGCCGGAACCCGCTGAACCGAAGGTCGACGCGATCAAGATGGCAAGGGATGCGATGGACATACTTTTTTACAAAAACTTTAATCATTAATTTATCATGGAACTAAAAGACATGGTTCAAGCCCTTGACCCCAAGTTCGGGGAGATCAAGGCACAGGTGGCCGCCGAAGTGGCCGCCATCGACAAGAAGCACGAAGCTGCCGTCGCTCAACTGAACGAAGACGCGCAAAAGAAAGGCGGGACCATCGGCGAACTGAAAGAGAAGGTCAACAGCCTGATCGCCACCAATGGCAAGCTGAAAGCGTCCATCGAGGCTGAAGCCTTCGTCGACCGTCAGCGCACCATGAAGGGCGCACTGGTTGACATGGTGACCGAGAACTTCGACGCCATCAGCAACATGAAGCCCTTTACCGCCCAAAAGGTGGTCGGCACCATGACCCTCGGCAACAACCTGACCGGCACGTCGCAGATTTCGTACGTCGAGAACCCCATCCTGCGGACTTTCTTCAACCCCCATCTGTACGACGTCTTCCGCATCATCCCCACCGCCACGGGCAACGTCACCTTCCCTCGCGGTAATGCCGCTATCGGCGAAGGTTCGTTCGGCACGCAGACCGAAGGCAATGCCAAGGCGCAGGTTGACTACGATGTGACGATGGTCAACACCGCGCTCAACTTCATCGCCGGTTACGCACGCGTATCTCGTCAGATGCTGCAGGACCTGCCCTTTCTTCAGGCCTACCTGTCCACCTCGCTGCTTGAGGATTGGAACCGCACGGTGAACAACAGTTTCATGGCCACCATCACCGCATCGGCCACTGCCGGCAGCACCTCTGCCACTCCCGTCGCTGAAAGGGTTGTGGACTACATCGCCCAACACCTGGCCCTTGGTCTCGGTCAGCCCAACCTGATCCTGACCACCCACGCCGTATGGGCGTCCATTCTGAAGACCGTCCCCTCCAACGGGTCCTACTCGGTCCCCGGTGGCGTCATCATCGGCCCTTCGGGCGAAACCCGCATCGTCGGCATCCCGCTCGTCCCGCATTCGCAGATTCCCACGGGCAAGATCTACGTCATGAACACCGCCGCCTTCGCCATCGCGCAGGCGTCCGGCCTCGCGGTCCGCAGCACGGAGTTCAACGAAGATGATTTCATCAAAAATCTTGTCACCTACCGGTGCGAGGCTCGTCTCGGTCTGCTTTCGTTCCAGCCCACCGCCGCCATCTACGGCTCGGCTTCCTAATCTACACTCCACAAAGGGGTCGGCATCTCGCCGGCCCCTTCACTATGCCATGCCATGATTCAATCTGAGATATTTGAAGGTTGGCGAAAGGCCGCACTGTCGGATGATTACTCATATCTGATACACCCGACCGGCCACGACGATGCAGCGTATGAGCAAAGCGGCAAGGCATACGCCGACCGCATCATGTCCAAGGTCAACCAATACGCTGACCAACTGAAGCCCAAGACAAAGGGCATGCCCGTCATCATGGACTACGGCTGCGGCAATGGTCGCATCCTGCGGCATATCCCACAACCATCTGTGGGCATCGACATCGTCCCGGAAGCGGCGGCGATGGTCGGCGGGTACACCCCCAATGAATACACTGGCAAGGTCGACGTTATCTACTCCGTGAACGTGCTAATCCACAACTCCTACGCGGACGGGTGCGCAATCATTGAGTGGATGCACGGGCGGCTGAAAAAAGCCGGTCTGCTGCTCCTGCAGATGCCCATCTACGACACCGCGAAGGAACCCACCAACTACCTCGACGTAGGTGTATGGACCTACGACATGTTCGTCAAGGCCACTGAAGGGTACAAAATCATCGAGGCGAAGACCAACCCGGGCAGCTTTAGCTTTGAGACCATCGGCCCCAATCATTTCGACTTTCACACACTCACCAAATTATGAGACATGCCCATCGGCAGTTACTCGGCTTTCGCGGACATCATCTGCGAATTGATACACCACAGGCCGACCAAAATCCTTGACCTCGGCGTCGGCTTCGGCATCAACGGCGCGGGTATTCGTAATTGGCTCGGAAACGGGGTAAATTCGCCCGAACTGCACATCACAGGGGTGGAAGGGTGGCCCGACTACAAAAGCCCGCTATGGGGCTGCTATGACGTCCTACACGTCATGCCCATTCAACAGTTCATCGAAGAGACCGACGAGACCTACGACGCCGTCATCATGACCGACGTCATCGAGCATTTCGACAAGGACGAAGGCGTCCACATCCTGAAGGCCGCACATGCCATGCTGAACCCCAATGGGGTGTTGTACGTCAGCACACCGGGTATTTGGTCCGAACAGGGCGCGGTGCATGGCAATGAATTAGAGCGGCACCGGTCGAAATGGTCCATCGGGGATTTCCTGCCGTGCAGGATTATCCGCAACGGATACGAAAAAGACCAATACGGCCATCAGATGGTGGTGGTCGCACTACACAACTACACTTGATGCGATTACTCAACAGCATCCATCTGTATCCGCCGCAGCATGTATGCGGGGCTGAGTTCATGGCACACTGGATCAACAAAGACGTGAAAGCCAACGGCGGGGATGTTCGCGTATTGCTGCATCAGGCAAACCATTACAAAATCACGTCCATGTACGTCTACGACGGCATCGACGTCTTCCCGCCCGACCCATACGTGATTGAAAAGCTGTTCACGTGGTCCGATGCCGTCACGACGCATTTGGACTACACAGACTGGACCATCGGCATGGGCGCTGTTATGAAACGGCCTGTTTTCCATCTTATCCACAACACGCACACATACGGCAAGATTGTCCTGAGCGAAAAGCCGCAGTACATCGTCTATAATACCGAGTGGGCCAAGTCTGAACTGAACTACAACCACGCCAGCATCGTGGTCCATCCTCCCGTGGATTGGCGCATTTACGACACCGATGTTGACGCGGCATTCAACGAAGCCATCACGCTGATTAACCTTGACCAAAACAAAGGGGGCCACATTCTGCGTGAGATTGCCACTCGTCTGCCACATAGGAAGTTCATAGGCGTCACCGGCTCCTACAGCGAACCCGGAAACATCGGACAGCACACACAGCAGCCGCCCAACGTCATGGTGCTGCCGAAGACTAACGACATCAAGAGCGTCTACAGGCAGACCCGGATTCTTATCATGCCGTCCAAATATGAGTCATGGGGCCGCACGGCAACTGAGGCCATGTGTAGCGGGATTCCCGTGATTTCATCCGGCACGCCCGGCCTTCGGGAGAACTGCGGCAAGGCCGGCATTTACATCGACCGCGATGACATCGACGGGTGGTGCGAAGCCATTGAACGCCTATTCCATCACAAGGCCTACGACAAGGCAAGCCGAGCTGCCAAGGTTCGCAGCCGGGAACTTGACCCCGCCGCTGAATTGGCTAACTTGCGGGTGTTCATGGCATGGGCCGTGAACGACTACAAAAGCAAAACATGAATCTTTTACTCGATACCGAGATCCTGCAAGACTACACCGGTGAACCCGTCAGCGTGTCCGATGCGAAGGCATACATGAAGGTGAACTTCACGGACGATGACAGCCTAATCGAAAGCTTAATTTCAAATGCCATCCGTTGGCTTGAGAACTACACCGGGCGGTCCTTTAAGCAGCGGTCGATGAAGTACAGCGTTGAGATGACCGCGCAAGAATGGTACAGACTGCCCGAACCCGTCATCAGCGTCGATGCCGTCAACTACGAAGACGAAACCCTAGCGCTGAACCATCTGACCATCGCCGGACCGAACATCAAGGTGAACTTCGACGGAGTTTTCGACATTTATTTCACAACCGGGTACACCACACTTCCCGATGACATCCGGAATGACATCCTCGCCATTACGGCCTACACTTATCAAAACAGGGGCATTGACCTCAGCAATGAAGGGGCCAACCTCGTGGACTTCCCCATGTTGGCATCGCAGTATTACCGGAGGGTGCCGATATGAATCTGAAATTGACAGGCGTACAAAAGGTGTTGAACGACTTGGCGAAACTTGACAGCCAGATCACGGCATTCGTGGATGGCGAACTACAGGCCGGCGCAAATGATATGACCCGCCTTGCCAAGCAGAACGCACCGGCCAACTTTGGACAACTACGCAACAGCATAGGCAACGGCAAGGCCGGGCCACTGCGATACACTGTCTTTGCCACGGCCTTCCATGCGCCGTTCATTGAGTTCGGCACGGTGAAAAAAGTGAGCGTACCTGCAGAACTGCAGCAGGTAGCGCAACAGGTCAAGGGCAGGCCAAAGCGCGGCACATGGAAGACGTTCATCGAGGACATCTACTTATGGGGAACTAAAAAGGGCATCATCAAAAAAGGTGATCGCGGCCATGCCCGTGCCATCGCCCGGAGAATCTATATGAACGGCATCGCGCCGCAGCCGTATCTTTGGCCTGCATTCCTGACCGTTCGACCGAAACTGATACAACGACTGCGTGCAGAAATCGACCGAATTAAACTGTGAAAAACCCCGGCAAGTCCATACGAGAAGCGTACATGACCGCACTGCAGGGCCTGACCTATGACGGAAAGGCCGTGCAGGTGTACGAGTTCATGCCCATTGAGACGCTGCCAGACAATTACGTGTACATTAACGCTATCACCTACAACCAAACAGGCAACAACCAACTGTTCATCTACACCGCAGGGGTGGCCATCGACATCGTCACAAAGCAGTACAAAAAACTTGATTACGATGTCGTAGACGGCATCGCAGAGCAGGTGCAAACCGCCATCCTTGCATTCCCCTACAGTCAAATCCAAGATAGTAACTTTGGGTTTATGAACACTGTGCTGGAGTCGGCCCAATACATTATCGAGCAGGACGGCTCGGCCTTCATCGTGCGAAAAATCATTAGGTTTACACAATCTCTAATTCAAAAGTAATGGCGAACATAACTGGCAACACGCAAAACATCGAAATTGACTTCGCGCCGACATCGTCTTACAAGACGCTGATCTGCCTGCGCACGTCGAGTGTAAACACCACCCTGACGGTCAACGAAGACGAGACCAACTGCGGCAAGCTGACGTCTGTCGGTGAACCTGGCTTTACGTTCGATTTCGATGCCGTTTGCGAGACCACGCAGACCGCAACGCAGGCGTCTTATGATGACTGCCTGACGGCGATTGTGAACAAGACCAAAGTAAAGGTCCGGTTCCAAAACCCGGTAGTGTCCGGTTCTTCGGTCGGCACCTTTTACCATCATGAGTGTGAAGCCTATTTCACGTCGCTGACGCTGAACCAAGACGCTGCCGGTGGTGCTTATATGTCGTTCAGCGGCACGCTCCAGTCCACGGGTACCCTTGACATCACGCCGTAATTACGGCCTAACACTACACACACAACATGAACAACGGCTATATCCAAGCCGACCTGCTTGGTCGTGTGCGCGGGTTAAAATTCGGCATGCTCGCGCTGCAACAGATTTCGATGGAGGCGCAACGCCTTGGCTCTGTCTTAGGCTCGTCCGTCGATCTCGCCATGGTGCCGGTCATCATTTATTGGGGCCTGTTTAACAACTGCTATATCAAACGTGAAGACCCGGATTTCACGTTTGAGGACGTCGTACAGTTCGTCGATGACCATGTCAGCGAACCGGAGCGGTTCACGCCCATCGTGGAATGCCTGTACCAATCGAAGCTGATTGCAGGCGAACCACAGGCCGAGGACGCGAAGGGTAAAAAAAAAGTTCGACCTGACGCATGAGACCGGATGGGATGAACTTCGCCGGCATGTTGCGGGTGAGATAGGAAGGCAGGATTA